CGTTTTAAGTCTGACGACGAAGTAACGAAGACAACCAAAGCCGTGAACGACGGGCTCGACGATGTTGGCAAGAATGCCACAAAGGCGGGCTCGTCGTTTGGCGGTATGGGCTCCGTGATGACTGGCGTACTGCAAGGCATCGGGCAGAAGCTCGGTGGCTTCGCGTTGGAACTCGCAGGCAAGGCACTCGGTGCGGTCACTGACTTCGTCGGTGGCGCCATTGAAGAGGCATCGGCGTGGAACTCGGTGATGGCGCAAACGGAAGCCGTTATCAAATCCACAGGCGGCGCAGCGGGGCTCACCGCCATGGAGATGGCAGACATGGCCACCGCTATGTCGGCATCCTCGGGCGCTTCGATATTCTCCGATGACGCAATCCTTGGCGCTCAGAATGTCTTGGCGACATTTACCAACATCAAAGGGCAGAACTTCGGGATGGCCACGCAGTCCATCTTGGATATGAGCCAAGCGCTTGGCATGGACTTGGATTCCGCAGCGATGCAAGTGGGTAAAGCACTGAATGACCCAGTGGCCGGCTTGGCGGCGCTCAGTCGTTCCGGTGTGCAATTCACCGCAGAACAAGAAGCCATGATCAAAGCCATGGTCGAAGCGGGCAACGTCGCAGGCGCCCAAGAAGTCATGATGAAGGAACTGAACACGCAGTTCGGAGGCTCGGCGGCGGCGGCGGTCGATACCTACGCAGGCCAACAGGCGGTACTGCAAGAAAAGTTTGCAGGGATTCAGCAGACCCTTGGCGAAGCGCTGATGCCCATCATGATGGAGTTTGGGCGGTTCCTCGGTGACACCTTGGTGCCAATCCTTGCCAACGTTATTGAAGGCATCTCTACATGGATTAGCGACATGCAAGCGCTGGGCGTCACCGGTGACATCTTCTTCAGCCTCCGCGATGCTATCGCAGCGGTCCCGGGCGTGTTGGCGATGATGGGCGCAGGGCTCCAAGTGGTGCTGAACTTCTTTCAACCGCTTGGCGATGCGGTGATGAGCGTTATGAATATCATCATTCCGGCGTTTGTCTCAGCAGGTAGCGCCATCATGGAGTACTTGGCATCGCCTCAGGTTGCCGCGTTTATTCAGAAATTGATTGATTTGTTTGTACAACTCGCAACGACGGTGCAAGATATCTTGGTGCTTGCGTTGAACCTTGTTGCAATCGCGTGGGGCTACCTCGTGGACGCCTTCGTTGTTGCATGGCCGTACATCCAGACAGTCTTTGATACATTGCTATCAGCAGCGACAATCACCATCAACTTTGTTACTGGTCTTTTGACCGCACTGAGTCAACTTGTGAAGGGTGACTTCTCCGGCGCATGGGAAACACTGAAGAAGACCGTCGGAACTGCGCTGAGTGACCTGTGGAATTACTTCGTCACTCTCAAAACAAACCTCACCACGTTCTTCGACGAAGTGAAGCCAGAGGTTATTAAGCTAGGCACAAATATGGTGCAAGGCATCGCCGACGGCATCAAGAATGGCGCCGGATGGATAAAAGATGCACTGCTCCAAGCGGCGCGCGATGCATGGTCAGCGGTAACGGGGTGGTTCAGTGGGCAGGGCGCAGACAATGGCGGTGATGGTGGCGACGGTGACACGGGCGGACCCATCGGTCGACGTGGTGCGCTTGGTGGTACCGCGAACACCAACGGCGTTGTCTACAATCTGAACCTCCACGCATCCTACGCAGGCGGTCAATCTGAATCTTCCTTGATCAGCGACGCACGCTCTTGGATGATGGCATTGGGGGCTGAGTAATGATTCTACAAATGATACGCGGTTCCTACACGTGGCAATTCAACGTCGCAAATGGCGGATACTCCGGCGCAACGGTGTATGTTACCGGTGCCATCAACTGGGGTGAACCTCCGATTACGCGCATCACGCAACGCGGACCATTCCAGAACGGCGACACCGACATCGACTACAGACTAAATCCACGCGTCATCAATTTGCCCATCGTCGTGCCTGCGAGTGGATACGACGAGATGATGAACGAGCGCGAAAAGTTGATGCAGATGTTCAAACCGGGAAATGATACAATCATCCTCGAACATATCATCAACGAGACAGCGATACCGGCGTTTCAGACACGCCGACGCATCGAGTTAAAGATTGCCGGCGGTATGCAGATGGATACGCTCCCGGGCGAATTCAACACGCGCACGGTCGTGCAACTGCGCGCAGCGGACCCGACGTGGTACGACTCAAATCAGAAGTCACTGCAACTTACCAACACTATCTTCGGTACACCTACGCCATATCCAAAGCCGTACCCAGTGCCGTATGGTTCCGCATCGATTGACAACTTCCAAACCGTCGCATACTACGGCACGGTTGTGACGCGTCCAATCATTCAGGTGTACGGGCCAGTGACGAACCTCTTTGTGGTCGACGGTCTCGGGCATCAAATCAACTTGACGCAATCGGTGCCAAGTGCTGACATCTGGACCATTGACCTCCGCGACGGATACAAAACCATCGTCGACCAAAACGGGGTCAATAAATTCTCAGCACTCAGCATCACAAGCGACATCGTCAACTGGGGAATCTTTCCCGAGCCTATCATTCCATACGGCGCCAACACCATCAGCGTCAGCGGTACAGGCACATCGGGAATCACTGCGGTCTACGCGCTATACTACGACCGATACGCGGGCATTTAAGGAGAACACACAATGGCAGAGCAATCTATTGGAATGGCAACGGGAACCGGAGCGGCATACGGAGACGGTAACGTTGGTTCAGGCTACGCAACGTCACGCATGACCGCAATGGAGACAAAGACGCTCAGCGATGGCGTACTGCAGGTCGGCTCTTTGTTGGCAATGACCGGCACCGGTTCCGGTACGTTGGCCATCGCGTCAGGCGCTGCGGTTGTCGGCGGATACTTCTACGAGAACACGTCGTCATCGTCCATCGTCATCTCATCGCTAGCTAACGGCACGTACTACGTGGTCATTTTGGTGAACGCGACGGCGGGATCGTTGACGGTTTCGCGCAGTGTCGCAGGAACAACCGTTGGCACATACTCCGTACGTCTCGTTGTTGCAACCGCTGCACAGCTGAGCGGGCAAACATACGTGTCACTTGGCACCATTACCGTAAGTGGTGCGGTTATCACATCAATCAATACCGACTACGCTATGTACGGAACGACAACGATGTTACCGTACCAATCCTACGCAACGATGAGCGGCGGTACCGCGACGCTCACCACGGCCAACACAAGCTACGACGTGACCGGGTATTCTTCGCCAAGCACCACGGCCGAAGCAATCTTTAGCACTAACACGACAACTGGCGAAATCACCGTGCGCCGTGCTGGTCTCTACATGGTGAGTATGTACGGCAATTTCCAATCAGGCACAACGGGAAGTCGTACTGTGATTTTCAGTGTAAACGGTTCGACCGTACAACTCGCACGTATTGCATCGAGTGGAACAGCATCGCATCAGGTAATACAGTCCACATTGTTGGTGTTAGCGGCTTCAGATGTTGTGAAGATTATTGTGCAGTCAACTATCGCCACTCAGACCTACGCATCTGGCACATTCACCATCACGCGAGCATAGCCATGGCACCACTCGTAACTTTCACGCTATACGAAGACGACGGCACACCGGTGGGCATCATCAACCCGCTCAGCTACTCCGTGGCGCATCAGGTGAACTCACCGAGCGTTCTCGTGTTAACATTCGACCTGCGCACCGCTTTGGCTGCGCAGGTTGACATCGAATACATCGTGCGCATGGTACGCAGTGACCCCGAGGCGGGAATGAATGCGTACGAAGAGTTTGTCGGAGCGGTACGCAAGACCCGGCGCAATTACGGCGTCAATCCAATGATGGAGATTGTCTGCGTTGATGCCATGCGCGTACTCCAAGACCGCATCGTTGCATGGTATCCGAACCTTCGCGGCGTCTCATGTTTTATGCCGTCGTTCTACAGCACCGCTTCGGCAATCTTGGTGAACCTGTGGAACTATAACGTCGGGAGCAGTGCCAACGGTGCGCCGCCATTTCTGACCGCTGATTTGTCCCGTCGCTACGCGTCGAATCTTTCCCGATGGACCGACGGACGATTGACCGGCGCAGTCACTGCGACTGATTCAAGTTTGGGCACCGGCTTTGCACTGGCCTGCTCGGGCGAAAACGTACTCATTACCATGCAAAAGGTCGCCGATGTTGCGTCAATAGACTTCGAGGTGCGCTTCGATATCTCTGCGATGTCGTACACGCTGTTCTATGCGTCCACGCTTGGCGCAGACCGCACGGCAACGGTGCGCATGACCCAAGCAAACAATACCATCGGCGTCTTTGAGTACACGACGGACGCAACAACCACGCCAACGTGGGTGATCGCGACAGGCAAGGGCAAAGACAAAGGCATGTTACGCGGTACCTACCCATCACCAGCGCCGACGGGAACCGCACTGCGCGAAGTCTTGATTAAAGGCGGCGATGCTGAGACGGTCGCACATTTGACCAACTTAGCAAAGCGACGATGGCGCCAAGAGCAACGCAAAACAAAGGCGTACAATATCGAAGTACTCCAAAGCGCCATGTGGCAGTACGGACGCGACTACTACCTCGGCGACTTGGTGACCGTGTCGCCTGACTCGGTGAACTCATTCACGCGCAAGATTTTCGGCGTGACACTCGCCGGGGATTCATCCGGCGTGCAGGAGGTGCAAATTGACCTCGCCAACCCCTAATAAACAACCGAACAAAGACGCCATGGTCAACGGGCGATTGGTCCAGCTGGAGCGTGGCGATAATGCGGTGTACATCAGTCTCACGCGCACGTCGACGCTCAGCATCACCACGGCCGGCGTCATCGTGACATGGCAAAGCCTCATTGATGCCGGGTGCGCTGCGTCGTGGAGTGGTTCGACCATCACGGTGCCAGTCTCGGGCTACTACTCATTGACCGTCAAAGGCACACTGGGCGTCAAAGACAGCATCACCGGCGACGTCTTAGTGAATGGCGTTGAAGTCTGCACGATGGGCACCGGCGACTCCAAAGATACCAAGTTCAGACTCACCGCCACGCGATTCTACAAAGCGGATGACGCGGTGCAAATCAGACTGACGACCGCAACCGGTACGATGACACTCCAAGTCAATACCGAAGACTCCGCAAGCGAATCACCGATATGTCACATGGTGCTGATATGATTTTTCGAATCTACGATCCACAGACCATCACCTTTGCGTACTTCGATGAGTACGGCGAAGCGTATGCCGTGCTCCCCGATGGCGCCGACGTCGAAGAGCGACCGATGACCGAAGCGGAGGCACTGAACGCAGTGCGGGCCGTGCGCAATGCCAAGCTGGTGGACTCAGACTACACGCAGTTGCCCGACGTCACCATCACTCCGGAAAGAGTCGAAGAGTGGCGCATCTATCGCCAACAACTGCGCGACATCACCGACGCACTGCAATGGAACGTTACGACGTGGCCAGCGAAGCCGTAGTACAATAGTTGCACCGCGGTGTCCTATTCTTGGCAGAACTGCATCGCGGTGCTACAATGTAATTGCCTTCGCGGGTGCCTTTCCCTGCGAACGGTTCATCTGCACCAACGCCACGCAATCACTGCGTGGCGTTGGTGTATAATCGAAGCATTCCCGGGCAGTCCGGGTATAGTCAACGTCATTTTTTACACGAAGCCCTTCGCATTGTCCGTGTGCGAAGGGCTTTGTGTTTTTGCTTTTTTCAGTTCCTGCAGCATTTGCGCGCGACGTCTGCAATCAACCGTCGGTCGTCACCGAGCAAGGCGAACAGGCGAGCAGTTATACATTTAGTGACCACCAGTTCTCTTGCATTGTAGCACAGATTCGTAGAATGCTAGTTGACACGAAACATAATATAATATATTATCAAATAGGATTCAGAGAAGATACAGAAAGGCACCGCAATGACCGTACTCACCGACCTCCGCAGACCATTGACCGAGAAGCTGTACATCAGCATCCACCGGGCAGACAATGACCGCACGCTGTACACCTACGAATTCTACGTCGCTCTTGACCGTGAGTTCGCGCAGCGGGTCGTTGGCATGCTCGACCACGCCGACGTCGAATACGGCGTGCGCACCTATGCGGTCATCCGCAATGACCGCGGGCTTCTGCTCAACCCTCCCGGTGGCTATTGGCATGCAACGACACGCGAAGCACGACGCTACAGAAAGGCGAACTAATGCTGCAATTACTCTTCCCAAAATGGTTCCCAGCGAAGGAAACAAAATCCGCTACGTATCGTCACTGGGAAAAAGATATTTTTGACCAACTGCAAGAAGACCGAAGGTTTCAGTACAAGATGGAAATGCTTCGGTACAAAGATTGCAGCCTTGACGGTCTGGCAAATGCTTTTGGCATAGTGCACCTCACTGATCAAAACCATACCGAAAACATCACGCTGATACCTGATGGCATCAAAATGACGTACAAGTACTTCAACAGCGAGAGCGGCGATAAAGCATACACGGCAGAGCTGCACGGGGTGTACTACGATGAAAAGATATACGGCAGGATAGCTACGCCGAAAGTATCGTTTTTCATCGGTGATGACGTCGCAATATTACCAGCGTTGAAGATTGCCATGGTGGAATTTATTCGACAACAAAATGAGAACGGAGCAAACTAATGCGAAACCAATTCATTGACTGGGTCAACGCCATGGGCCTCGGAGCCTACACGCTGAAGATCACGACGACGGAGCGCAACGCACAGATGACGGTACTTCAAAACGTCGTGGTGCGGGACTTTGATTTGTACCGCCACATCGTCGGACGTCGCGACGTCGGCGCAGTGTACATCACCGCGGAGTGTGGATGTGTGTACATCGTCGAACGCGACGAGCACTACGTTGATCACGTTTGCTCCGCACACTTCATCATGAACATCATCGAGGAGGCACGCTATGAAAAGTCCGCGTCGTCCAACGATTGACACCGACCTTCAGCAGATTAGCGAAGAGATTATCGAAATACGCGCCAAGCTCACTGCGTACTTGGTGCGACGCGAACAAGAGCGGTACACATTCCTACTCATGAGACAAGCGAAGCTAAGCCGGGTGATTGCCCAGCGCAACAAAGAACATCAGGAGCCAACACGATGAAAGAACAGACGATCAACGAACAGATGATGGCATTGTTTAGCGACTACCGCGAACTGCAAAACGAAATCTTCGCACTCGAGGCGATGGCCGACGAAAAGAAGGCGCAGTTAAAGCAGGCAGCGGTGGCGCTCGGTGGCAAGATTGGTATCAAGGGCTTCGGCTCCGCTTCGGTCATCCCTGCGTCAACGTCGCACACCTACGACACAAAGCGCATCGATGAGCTTCTCGCTCGCGCCGTCGCCGATGGCGATATCCACACCGCGACGGCCATTGTCAATGCACGCAAAGAAATCAACCGTGCGGAATCGTTTCGCGTGGTCTTGGAGAAATAACGATGACCGCACCAAAGATTGAGTGGCATTGCACCGGGATGTCTTGGCGGGTTCGCTTTGCGACTCGCCAACGGCAATACAGCGCACGCGTGGCGATGGGCTTGGATGGGCGTTGGTTTGGCACGCTGGAGACCACAGGAGGCCCGAAACGTCGCATGGTCACCACCTACGAGGGCAAGACCTTCGAAGAGGTGCGGGACATGATTGACGCGGTGTTTCAGGCAAGGATTGCGCACTTATGAAGAAACAAAAGACACGCAAATACACATTCACCGAGGAAACCGCACAGCGATACCTCGACACCTACGGAGCCGCCTTTAAGGCGGCTCTGTGGGATAAGCAGCGGACCAATCGCGACGTCGCGGAGCAGTATGATCTTGACTACGCCACCATCTACATGCTCCGCAAAACGTTGGTGCCAGACGAACATCGGACCATCAGAGCGCACAAGGTGACGCCGGAGATGATACGCGCATTTAAGAGCCATGCAACCAACGAAGAACTCGCCAAGCGCTTCAAGATACCGTATGCAACGTTGGAGCGGATACGCAGACGCTACATTGGCAAACGCATGCGCGAACCATTGCGACTCACACCGCAAACCATGGCTATGCTGCGGTCATCATTCTCTGACCGCGTCGTAGGCAAAGCGCTGGGTATCTGCACGCGGTCGGCGTGGCGTCATCGTGTCGTACTCGGGATAAAACATCTGGTGACCACTATCGAAGTCACCGACGAACAACGCGCCATCATTGCATCATCAAAGAATGACCAGAGTTGCGCCGATGCACTCGGCATAACACATGCAAGAGCACGCTACATGCGCTTCTTACATCGCGAGGGATTGCTATGAGCCGTGAATTCACACTCAGAGAACAAATCAACGAAGAAATCATACCGCTATGGGGTCGGTTTCTGTATTGTCAACGTTCTGAATTCAGTACGACTGACTTTATGATTATTGTCGCGTCTCAGGGCAGAGAACTGCGTGGTACCAGCGGTGAGTACTACGTCGATGTGCGCAACGGGTCGTACTACTGGATGAATGTCCATATCAGACCGCACTACCACTCACCGCTCACCGGCACAGTGAACTTGGACGGCTACAAAACATCCATCAATTATTGTGATGAATCAGCCGATGCACTGGCGTCCGATAGACATCAGGCAGCGGTCACCGACATTGCACGAAGATTGAAAGACGGCGACTTTGACGGCACCTACACGGACAACGTCAAGCGCCATAGTGTCAAAGAAGGGCAACTGACATTCCTATGAAGATTTGCAGAGACGACCTTCGTTACACCGATGACGTGATAGCGACACTCCAGAGCGATAACCCCAGATGGTACATCGCCAAGGCGCTCAACATCCCCAAAGAAGACGTAGAGTACCACTACGAAGAAGTGCGCGGTATTAAACACAACGGCTCGGTGTTGGTCATCGAGGAAGAGTACAACCACAAAGGCTTCCCATTAAACCCGAAGTGGTACGAAAACCGCACGCGTCGCGAGATCGCGCACATCCTGAACAAAAGCATCTTAGCGGTCAATCAGCATGTATGGAGGTTCAAAATTACCTGCAAGCGTGGGTCAAAGTGTAAAACCGTATGGCCGACGAGTCCCGCATGGTACCGAGCACGAACCACGTCGATGATTGCTGAAGAACTGCACGTCACATTCCGAGCGGCACGCGATCACATGGCCAAGCATGGCTATAAACCGCGCAGAGTTCGTGAGCGCTTCGTTTGGCCCAAAGATGCAGCGTGGTACGCTTCGCGAACGACGAAGGAGATTTGCAAAGAGCTGGGCATCTTGGAAAGCACCGTGCGCGGTCATATCACCACATACAAATTAAAAGTGCGTCCATCTGATGCCGTGCGTCGTGTTAACTGGCCCAAAGATGCAGCGTGGTACGCATCGCGGACCATCAAAGAGATGAGCGCCGAATTGAACATCAGCGTGTCAACGGTTCGCACGTATGTGCATCGCTGGAAGATGGCGTATAAATTGGTACACACCAAGGGAGAGGCGAAGATATGAAGCGCAGTAAATCGGAGCCACGGCTTCCATTCACCGAAGAGTACTACACAGCACGCAGCGACAACGGGGAGTGGTACACGCCACTTCCCATCGTCAAGCGCGTGCGGTTATCGCTGGGCGGCGAGATTGACCTCGACCCCTTCAGCTGCGACGAAGCGCAAGCAACGGTACAGGCAACGACGTATTACACACGCCAAAACAATGCGCTCCACCGATCTTGGCCGAGGGTGCGCACGCTCTTTGCCAATCCTCCGTATGCGCGCGTACTGATTGGTCAGTGCGTGCGCCGCGTGGTCATGGAGCACGGCCACAGCTGGACCCATGGCGTCATCTTAGTGAACAACGCCACAGACGCGACGTGGTTCCATGAGGTGATGAACATCAGCGCAGCGCTGTGCATCTTCGCACGACGCATCCAGTTCACACAGCCCCAAGGCATGACCGTCGATAGGAACACACGCGGTCAAGTGGCGCTCTACGTTGGCGACGAGCGGCACCGATTCCGCGAAGCCTTTGCAGATTTGGGCAAGATTTGCGAGTTTTAATCCTGCGCTTGACATCTGATATAACATGCTATATATTTGTGTTGGGTAGGAATAAAACACGAAAGGCAAACACCATGATGACTCCAATCACCCCAGAGCAGGCCACCGAGATGCGCAAGACCGTCCACCTCCGCAGTGACTCGTACATTGACTTCGCCTTGGCCGTGGCGATGACCATCGGCGACACCTTGGCGCAAGACATCTACTGCGCAGAGATCGGGCGACGCGCCAGCGCACAGCTCCACACCTTGGCACTCGATGCCATCCCCACTTGGGACCAAGTCCACAACGCATAGACAACGCACCGACCGGAGCGGTCATCTTGACCGCTCCACACTGAACAGAGGAGAACTTCCATGAGTGAATTCGAACGCGACCTGCAAGAACTGAACTACGCCCACGAGCGCGAAGAGATGGGCGACGGTATCCCGCGGATTAGCTGGCTCAGCACAACGAAGACCAACGGCATCGTTGGCAAGTTCTACGCACGGGCAACGAACCTGCCTTCGCTCTTGCCACCATGGGAGCATGCGGAACTGTTTGACGACGAAGACGGCTTCACCGCCGACGCTCTGCGCATCGTGGTCGTCCGCAGTCGCACCCAAGCGTACAGCGAAGAGACGAACAACGGCATCCGCACCAAGACATGGCACCCACACTGGAAAGCCAACGCAGGGATGCGGTTGTACACCGAGGTGCTGTGCTTCATTGAAGGATATGACGACGTCGTAGTCTGGCCAGTGAAGGGCTTGGTCGGTCGCGGTGTCACCGCGATGAAGTCCGACAGCATCTTCGCAGCCATGCGCGAGGTTGCCAACGAAGCCAAGAAGACGGCAAAGCGTGATATTCCTTCGTTCATGTTCTGGACTCCGATTGTCCAACCAAAGGATAAGAAGGGACGCGTCGTTACCACCGACACCGGCTACGGTTCCGCAGTGGTCATCCCGCAGATTGGCTTTGATGTTGCCAAGGTTGACCGCGATCTCTGCGCATCGCTGTACGTCGGTAAAGACATGATGGCCAAGGCGCAGGCAGCCTTCGAGGAATACCGCGACTGGTCAAAGGAACTGCGGAGCAATGATGAAGCGCCGGCTCAGGAGCCAAGCGAAGCACCACGCAACGCACCCACCGAGTACGACGAAGACACACGACCGTTCTAAGAGACGCAACGAAGCGACGCGGGGATTACCCTGCGTCGCTTTTTATTTGGAGGCAACGCAATGACCCAGACGAAACCACGCGGACGCACACCGCACGGAGTAGAGCATACCTATGTGAGCATCCGCATACCGTTGGCCGTAGCGATTGCGCTCCACGCCATCGCGAAGACAAAGAACAGCACCCGAAACAAGCTCATTAGCGACATTCTGAGCGCTTTGGTAAACGAGGCGAAGCAATGACATACCCTGAGCAATTCGATGCGTTCTGGGGCTTCTGCGTACAGCTCCACGGGCAACACGTCACCAAAGCGACCGCATACGGCAAAGACGCGGTCGGGCGCTTCGGTCTGTACGGCGTCGTGGTACGCATGAACGACAAAATGGAACGCCTCATAAACCTCACCAGCAAACCGAGCACCATAACCGACGACGAAAGCATTGATGACACCCTGCGCGACATCGCCGGCTACGCCATCATTGCGCTTATCCTCCGCAGCGGAAAGTGGGGCAAGTAATGCACAGCGACGAAACCACACAGAAGACCCGCAAACAACGTCGGGTCATCATTGACAAACAACTGAAGCACCTTGAAGCAACCGTCGCGCATCTGCGTGCTTTGCTTCTGATTCACGGCTCAGAGACCACAGCGGTCACCGTCTTCGACCTCGACCAAGCCGTTGGCAACATCCGCACCGCGTGCGACCTGCTCGGCCACCACGTGCGGACCATCAATCATCCGTAGAAAAGTCCTGCGAGATCCCTCAGCGTGTTCGCTGGGGGATTTTTGACAGCTTATGCTATAATGTTTTTTATCGTTCTTCATTTTTGGAGGGAATATGGGCCGGCTACGAAAAGACCAAGTCCGCATACCGATGACCAAGTTCAGTGTCAACTTTCCTGATGACTTGGTGAAGACATTGAACAGCGCAGCGGATGCAAAGGGACTCACACGAAGCGCACTTATCACGCAGATACTGGTAAAGGCAATGAAGACCAAGAAGAGCCGGGAGAACGAGCAATGACACACAAAATCTATCTGATTAAACACATCGACACGGGCAAAGGGTACGTCGGTATCACCGGTGACGAGTTGGGCAAACGCTGGTACCAACATCTGCACGATCCAAAGGGCGCATTGTATACCGCGTTACGCACAGAAGGCCACCGCATGACAATGGACCTCATCGAGGAAGTTGAAACACGCGAAGAAGCACTCATCAAAGAACAACAATACATTCACGCACTGGGAACAGCGCAGCCCAATGGATGGAATCGCGACGTGCGACCGATGAAGGTTGAAGAGCCGACGCCAGTGGTAAAGCCGAAGAAGTGGAAGCAAATCACAAGAAATGCAATGTTTGATGATTATGGATGCCTTTTAGTGTGTCCTTGTGGGTGTACTAATTTACATCAGGGAACGGTACAAGTATTCCAATGTTATGAAGATTGCGCCGGGATTTACACAGAGGCAACATATACCGAAACATCTACAAAAAAAATTGATAAGTGGTGCAAAGAGAATCCAAGTTCACGACGCAATGGATTGCGCATCTACTTCACTTGCGAATGGTGTCATAGCGGTTATGCTGGTTATGACGAAAACAACGAAGAAATAGAAACAGAAACTCCGCCGAGTTTTGAGTTGACAATTGCTCAACACAAAGGTGATACCCATATTCAATTTATCTACTACATCGAGGACAAGTCATGAGCACCGCTGACGAAGTCGTATCCGCACTACGAAGTGCGCACAAGCTCCGCGACGTCGGAGAGGGCAAGTATCGAAGCGCCTCACCGTATCGCACGGGCTCAGACAGTGACGCGTTCAGTCTGACCATTGACGGTCCCGAGCATGGCAAATGGTTTGACCACGTCGCCAACAAAGGCGGGTCACTCTACACATTAGCCAAGCATCTCGGCGTCACGCTTCCAACGATTGCGCCCAGTATTGACACCAAGACGGCCACAACACACGCAGGGTATGCTGAGAGTCACGGTGTGACCTTAGAAGCCCTGAGAATGGCAGGATGGGCCGTTGGCGAGCATCAGCGCAGACCATGCTTCATTATCGATACCGTCGGCGGTGTTCGGTATCGGTTCATCGACGGAAATAAACCGGTGTTCAAAAGTCCGACGGGCTATAAGCAATGTCTGTACAAGTTCCCCGAAGCGGTCGCCATTGCCACCAAGGGAGGATTCCCGCTGGTACTGTGCAATGGCGAAGCGTCGACCGTTGCAGCGCAGACATACGGCGTCGCGGCGTTCAGTGTCACCGGTGGCGGGGAAAAGGCAATGCCCGAAGCACTCCTCGAAGAGGTGCGCCAAGCGTACACCGGTGAAATTGTCATTGCCATGGACTGCGACCCAAAAGGCAAACAAGCCGCCGCCGCTCTGCGAACCCAGTTGCGCAGTGTTGGCTATAAAGTGCGCGTGGTCAATCTTGGATTATCCAACAAGGGCGATCTAGCGGACTACATGCGTCTATGGTCTGCCGACGATTTGTACAACCTCGAAGACGTCTACGATCTTGAGTTCGTCGCCGCATTGCCGACCATCTACAGCGCTGCCGACATGCAGAAAGAAGACGTCGCACCGGTCGAATACATCGTTGACGACATCATGACCACGGGGTGCTACATCCTCGCCGGAGCTCCGAAGAGTCGCAAGAGTTTCTTAGCGTTGCACGTCGCGGTGAGCATTGCGACCGGCGGTCACGTCTTTGGACAATTCGAAGTAAAGCAAAAGTGTAGCGTGCTGTATCTTGACCTTGAGATGAGTAAGAACAGCGTGCACCGGCGTTTGTCTTCGATGAACTTTGGAGACTGGCCACGCAATCTCTACTTCGGATTCAATCAGGACTGGCCGAACCGTGGCATCCTCGCCGGGCAAGACTTAGAAAACCGCTTAGACAACAACCCAGATATCCGCGTGGTTATCATCGACGTCTTGGCGCAGTGGCGTGAGCCCGTCGACCCACGAACCCCGGTGTACTCCTCGGATTACGACGCATTGAAACAGATTCAGCGCATTGCCCAACGTCGCAACATCGTTATCATCGTGGTGCATCACACCAATAAAACCAAGATAACCAAGGATGACAACCCCTTCGATAAAATCAGCGGTTCTACGGGCATTAGCGGTGCCGTAGACGCCATGTGGCTACTCACCCGTGACCCTGAGAGCGAATACGCGTCAATCCTGCGCATGACCGACCGTAACATTGCCGGCGTAGATCGCGTAGACCTTGCATGGGATGACATGCTCGGCAGTCACGTGGTAGACCCGAAATCAAAGCTCCTCGCCGCTACGGGACCAGAGCGGCGCGCAGTGTACGACGTCATGGTAAAGAGTCCGACATACATGTGGTCGCCAAAAGACATTGCGCAAGACCTGGATAGAGATGAATCCATCATCAAGAAACATTTGCGTCGATTGTTGGAAGACAAGCTTGTTGAGCGTGTTGGTGAGGTTTAT